GCGGAGTTGGACTAACTGGTAGTACTGGTGACACTGGTTTAACAGGTAGTACTGGAGCCAAAGGCGATACTGGATTCACAGGCAGTACTGGCGGAGTTGGACTAACTGGTAGCCAAGGCGAAGTTGGACTAACTGGCAGTACTGGCACACAAGGATTACAAGGATACACTGGTAGTCGTGGAGACACAGGATTAACCGGCAGTCAGGGCGAAGTTGGCCTGACTGGCAGTACTGGCACACAAGGATTACAAGGATACACTGGTAGTCAGGGCGGAATAGGTTTAACAGGCAGTACTGGGGAACAAGGATTACAAGGATACACCGGCAGTCAGGGACAAATTGGTTTAACTGGAAGTCAGGGACAAATTGGACTAACCGGTAGTACCGGCAGTCAAGGCGAAATTGGCCCACAAGGACCAGCTGGCAATGACGGCTCAGCCGGGGGGCCAGGTATGAACGGCGATCCGGGTGCTCCAGGAGAAATTGGACTAACTGGTAGTCAAGGTGAAGTTGGATTTACAGGCAGTGCTGGTGCTCAAGGTGAAGTTGGATTCACGGGCAGTATTGGTGCTCAAGGTGAAGTTGGATTCACGGGCAGTAAAGGCGACTCCGGACTTGGATTTGCTATTGCTAAAACATACATTTCCGTGGCCGCATTAACGGCAGATACTAGCCCAACAGGCATTATTGCTGGTGAATTTGCGTTAATCAACACAGGTAACGTCGAAGACACAGATAATTCTAGACTATATTTGTGGAATGGATCAGTGTATTCATACGTAAGTGACTTATCGGGTGCCGCTGGTATTACAGGGGCCAAAGGCGATACTGGATTTACAGGTAGTACAGGGGCCAAAGGCGATACTGGATTTACAGGTAGTACTGGCAGTCAAGGCGAAATTGGGTATACAGGTTCAAAAGGTGATTGGGGTAATGCAGGTCCAGTTGGATATACAGGTAGCCAAGGCGAAATTGGCCTAACTGGTAGCACTGGCGCACAAGGCAATACTGGACTAACTGGTAGTCAAGGCGAAATTGGCGCAACTGGCAGTGTTGGATTGACTGGTAGTCAAGGCGCAACTGGCAGTGTTGGATTGACTGGTAGTACTGGTGCTCCGGGAGAAATTGGCCTAACAGGCAGCACCGGAGAACAGGGATTACAAGGATATACTGGTAGTTCGGGTTCAACTGGTTACACAGGTAGTGCCGGTAGCGTTGGCCTAACTGGTAGCACCGGAGAACAGGGATTACAAGGATATACTGGTAGTTCAGGCAGTGTTGGATATACTGGTAGTGCCGGCGAAGTTGGCCTAACAGGTAGTGCAGGGTCAATTGGTTATGCTGGATCACAGGGTGTAATTGGCTATACTGGTAGTGCCAGTACTGCTGTTGGTTATACTGGTAGTGTAGGTGCAACGGGACCAACTGTTGAAATGTCGTTTAGTATCCAAGTAAGCAATTTCAATGCTGTTGCCGGCGGACGCTATGGAGTTACTACTGCATCGGGTACTGTGACAGTATTGCTACCAGCAAGTCCTACCGCAGGTGATGCTATCTTCTTTGCAGACGCAGGAGGGAATTATATCAATAATAACCTTACTGTTAACGGCAACGGTAAAAACATTGTGGGAGACAGCACACTGACTGTAAGCAACAATAACGAAAGTTTTGGCGTATTCTACAATGGCACCGAATGGCGTATATTCTGATCTAATCGGTGACTAACAAATAAAGCACCCCAGGGTGCTTTATTTTTTTCTCTTTTGTCCATAAATACGACAATAAATTGGATGCATAATGGCAAACTTATCGAGTCTTAAACCAAATACACTAGCATCACTGAACATTTCTGCATCAGTTACTGATCCAGTTACTGGCCTTACTTCTACTGTACAACCGTTAACTGTTAACAGCAATGGCGTGGCAATCACAGGTAATTTAAAATTTGCAGACAACACCATACAAACAACAGCTTACCCTGGTGGCGTAACTGGTTACACAGGTAGCCAAGGCTATACTGGCAGCAAAGGTGATGCCGGTTATACTGGTAGTGCTAGTACTGTAGTTGGCTACACCGGCAGTCAGGGCGCAATTGGCTACACTGGCAGCAAAGGTGATACTGGATCAATTGGCAATACTGGATCAACAGGCAGTCAAGGCGTAATCGGCTACACCGGAAGTAAAGGCGATGTTGGACTAGTGGGCAGTACCGGATCAACTGGCGGCACTGGATCAACAGGCGGTCAAGGGCCAATTGGCTATACCGGTAGCAAAGGCGATACTGGCTCAACTGGCGGCACTGGCGGCCAAGGCGGAACTGGATATACCGGCAGTGCTGGTGATCCGTATGCTCCAGAAACTGTTTACAGCGTTGGTAATGTTAGCGGATCCTGGACACCAAACAAAAACAACGGTACTATACAAAAAGCCACGTTAACTGGTAATACTACATTAAATGCAATCACAAACCTTTCTGCAGGACAAGGTATTACATTGATACTGACACAGGATGGAACTGGCAGTCGTACATTAACCGCAGATGCCGCATATAAATTTGCAGCCGGTTACAAAACACTGTCTACTACTGCTGGTGCTATAGATATGCTGAGCATATTCTACGATGGTACATACTACTACACTTCATTGGGTAGTGGATACGCATAATGTTACATCGTTCTTACTCATCGGCATTTCACGCACGGCCCGTTGCTACTTCACTGAAATATGGCAGTGCTTTATTTCGTGGTGACCTAGTACCCAACGCCGGCGATAGTTACACACTATCTCAGCTAGGGGCAAGTGGCTCTGGCAAAGTTGTAGTAGATACTGGAGCAATTAAATACAGTGTGAACGGATTTGGACAAGGTGCTCTAGGTGATGGTAGCACTGGTCCGGGTATTATGTTTGACGCAACTGGCACAGGCACATACGGAGTTGATGATATGTTTACTCCCGGAACTCCCTGGGAAGGTTATGCTGTACTAGTCAACGACAGTTACTACCTAGGTGGCTCGGACACTGCAAACTACCCCAACGACGGCACACAGTACTTTACCCAAACAACCAATCTTTGGAATTTAAGTTCCGGCACCACCAAACACATTGTTTGTCTTAAAGGATCGGCCGCAACAGGATACTTGGTCATACAACATATGAGTATAGACAAAGAAACTGCTGTGCGTATTAGATTAAGTTATACCAACACTACAGGGTCGGCAGTGACTGTTAAGGGATCGCGTGAAGTTGACCCCGACGTGGAGGCACGTAGCACCAGCGTATACGCAACTAACAATTACCGTGGCAGTAGCCCACTGTCTGCAGACAATTTTGTTTATGGACAAGGACAAAGCACCGGAAAATTACTTGGTATATATTGTATGCCAACAACATATACACACACAACCAGTGTTAACTCTACTTGGCCAGCATATGACTTTCCGTTGATGCTAGGTGGCAACAACAGTGGTAACGGAGATTATGGCATTGCCGCAGCCTGGAATGCTGGCACTGTGGCCGCAGGAGCAACAGTAAATTTTGACTGTGCTTATGTTTGTGCGTTGGATGTAGCCAGCGCAATAAAAATGATAGGATAAAATTAAAAAGGTATAAAATGGCAAACTTAAAAAACAGTAGACACATAGCGGCTGCAACGGCATCTTTTAACAGTGGTCCTAGCATTGGCATTGCTGGCGAAGGCGACTACGCCTTGCCATCCAGCGCCTCGGGCGCCACATCGGGCGATGTATTAACATTCACCAACGCAGGACTTCAATGGACCGCGCCAGCGGGTGGCAGCATTAGCAGTTTAAGCGGCGTTAACATCACAGCACCATCAAATGGTCAAGTATTAAAATACGATGGCAGCAACTGGGTTAATGGCACCGACGACGCCGGCTCTGGTGGCACTGGTGGCGCCACTACGCTGTCAGCGTTAACTGACGTTTCTATATCCAGTCCATCAAATGGACAATTACTGGCGTATAGTACTACCAGTAGTACTTGGGAGTCAACAACAATCAACACTGCCGGACCGTTTTCAATGACTTCTGTTGACATCGGTGGCGGAGATACAAATTACAGCATTGCCGTGCCAGCTGGCGGTGCAGAAATGGTTTTTGCCTACACCGGAGAAATTAAATTCACTAGTTGTGCAGGTATTAAATTTCAGGACGATACTGTACAAACCTCGGCCGCTGTAACAGCCTACGATAACATAGACACTCAGACTGAAAATTTTACAACAAAAGCCGGACATACCTACATCGTGTCAACTGGGGTAGTGGGCAGTCCATCGGGTGCTGCCGAACATACCGCAACTTTACCAGCAACTAATTCCCCCACAGGTACCTGGGTTAAATTCTATGCAATGGGCGATCAATTCAACGGTAGTAACCTTACTGTCACCGACGGCATTAATAGCTTTTATCCCGGCAGCGGTAGTGCTATTCAATCTATAACCTATATACTGAATCAAGGCAGCTATTTTTCAATTCCAAACTTTTAATTAAGTTGTTAATTTGAAATCCAAAGCCCACTTCGGTGGGCTTTTTTATTTCCTCCAAAACAATCAGAACACGGGTCAGTTGGCCAATTCAAGCCAATTGGTAATCGTTAACTGGGTATATAACCAAAGGGCAGTACTACTACCCTTTTCTTTTGGTAAATAATAAAAAGTGGACAGTGACTTATGCCAAAACAAACACCAGATCTCAGCGCATTACAAAACATAAACATCGGAACAAACGCCAATGACGGCACCGGTGATAACCTACGTAGTGCTTTTGAAAAAGTTAACGGGAATTTCGAATTATTGTACGGAGTTGCCGGACTTAACAATGGATTTCTATTCTCTCGTTTATACGACACGCCGCAGGGCAATTTAGTAGCTAAAACAGTTATTACTGTCAATGACGCGGGTACTGGATTATTGTATAGTAATATTAACAGCACAGACTTCGATGTTACCGTTACCAATAGTGGTATCAATTTAAAATTGGCCAGCACATTATCCAATGCACACGCATTCTATGGTGACACACAATTTAATGGCAATGTTAATATATTAAGCGATGGTTCTAAACAATTCTACGTTCAGGCCGCAAAAGTAAACATTGGCACAAAACACATCAACATTGCATCAAACGCAACAACCAACAACGATGCCGATGATGCTGGTATTTGTATTCCGCAACCCAACGCTAAGTTTATCTACAAAAGTGTTGCAGATGCTTGGGTAGCAAACAAAGACATAATACCTGCGGCTATTGGAACTTATAACCTTGGTTCAGAGGATTACAACTGGGACACAGGACATATTATTAATTTAAATGTAAAAACGTTAAAGACAAAAAATCTCGACGTCGACCTGTTAACAGCAAACAATGTAGTTGTAAACAAAGAGCTAAGGTCCAAAACTTTAATAGTAGATCTTTCCGCTAATATTGGTAATTTAGTAGTAGCCGATGATACATCGTTGAATAACTTAAATGTTGCAGTTAATGCTGAAATTGGCAGAAATTTACACGTTTCTAGAAATGCTACCATTGACAGAGATCTGTATGTTCTGGGTAACATTAACGTTGCCGGTAACACCGTGGTCAAGGACACCTATATCAACGTTGAAGTGTTTAGTACAGAAAACAGAGTTATTGTCAGCAACACAGATATAGCAACCAGTACCACAACTGGAGCATTGCAAGTCACTGGTGGTGTTGGCGTTGCCGGCGATGTATATGCCAGCGGTTTCTTTGGACCTTTGTTTGGCAATGTAACCGGACAAGTTAGCAGTTTAGATAACCACACCACCGATGATGTTGCCGAAGGTGACCTTGCTTTATATTTCACAACACAGAGAGCAAGGGATAGCCTAAGTGGCGGTACTGGTTTAACCTACACTGTGTCTAGTGGAGAATTTAAAATTGCCAATACTGGTGTTACTGCTGGCACCTATGGCAGTGCCAGCAAGATTCCGGTGATAACAGTCAATGCACAAGGTCAACTTACTGCTGTTTCTAATGTCAGTGTAGCCGGTGTAAGCAATTTTACCTACAATAGTACAACTGCCAATTTAACCATTGACACTGCTGACGGCAATAACTTTACAGCCAAGATAAACCTACTACCATTTACCACAACCGACTTAGCAGAAGGCACTAACTTATATTATACAGATGCCAGAGCCAGAAACGCTATCAGTGTAGCAGGCAGTGGCGGGTATGATCCAGTTACTGGTGTTATCACAGTCACCGGTGGTGTTACCAGTGTTAACACAAAGACCGGTGCTGTTACATTAAGCACCACAGATGTTGCCGAAGGTACAAATTTATATTATACTGGTGCTAGGTTTGATGAACGCTTTGGTACTAAAACAACTACCAATTTGGCAGAAGGTACAAATCTGTACTACACAACTGCTCGTGCCAATGGTGACTTTGACACAAGATTTCCCACCAAGTCCACAAATGATTTAGCCGAAGGTGCTAGCAATTTATATTACACAAATGCTAGATTTGACGAACGTTTTGATACAAGACTTGCCCTTAAATCCACAACCAACTTAGCAGAAGGTACCAACTTATATTTTACAGATGCCAGAGCCAAGAGTGCCGCAAAAGCAGTAATATGGAATGAGTTTACCAGCGGTGCAGTTAGTCCAAAGCCCGGTGAGTTTACCGCACAGACCATCAGTGGCTTTAATGCGTATACTTCATCAGACTTTCCAGGTGCCTATTACACTGGGATTACAGTCAGTGGCAACACCGTTGGCGCACAACTAGCCATTGGATGGAACATCGACAACGGCCCAACCGCCAATGTTGCACCTAATAGTTTCTATATTCGTTCCAATGACGATACAGGTGATACCGCCAACTGGAGTCCTTGGAAGAAGGTATTGCTAGACGGAGACCTTCCGGCCCCGGTTACCCCAACTACCACTGACGTAACAGAGGGCACTAACTTATATTTTACCAACGCTCGTGCAAGAAGTGCAGTGAGTTTCACAGCAGGATCGGGCGCATATGATAGTTCAACTGGCGTATTCACTATACCCACAAACACTAACCAGTTAACCAATGGTGCTGGCTTCATCACCGGATACACTGAGACAGACACATTGTCCAGTGTGGTTGGTCGTGGTGCAACAACCACAGCGTCAATAACCACAGGCGGACTAACATCCAATGGTTTAATTACGCCCACAGCAGGCAGCGGCAGCGACAAAGGTATTCGTTGGCCCAACGACCCGGGCGGTGGTGGCAGCGACAGTGCCTGGATTAGATACTATGCTAGATCTGGCGAATCGACTACATTTGAAATTGGCACCAGCAATGATGCTGACGATATTATCAAATTGGTTGCACCAAATAAAGTATTAGTAGATACTAACTTAGAAGTCACTGGAAATATTGTAGCATCTGGTGATATTACTGCATTCTCCGACGAAAGAATCAAAACAAACATTCGTCCTATTAAAAATGCATTGGCTGTTGTCAATCGACTTGAAGGTGTAATGTACGAAAAATTAGACACTGGAGAAACTAGTTCTGGTTTAGTTGCACAACGTTCGCGGCCACATACTCCGGAATTAGTTAAAGCTAACCAAGACGGTATGCTAAGTGTTGCCTACGGCAACTATGCTGGTTACTTTGTTGAAGCTATTAAAGAACTTACAGCACAGGTAGAAGAACTACGTGCTGAGCTTGCTCAACTAAAAGGACAGTAATGAGTTTAGCAGATACCGGTCCACTGTCGTTTAGTCAAATTGCTGCCGAGGCAGACCTTGCACTAGCCAATGTTACATTGAATAATGTTAACATTAGAAAAATTGCTAGAAAGTTCACTGCTGGCACTACAATCAGTGTAAGCGATTTGAGAGGTAAGAGTCGTTTCAGTTTTAAAAATGGCGATTTTTCTGGCGGAGACATAGTAGACAGCGGAGCAACTGCCACCACAGATGGATGGACTGTGTACAAGTCAGCTGTTAGATTAAATGGGTTAGATAACATTGCAGGAAAGCCCACTCCTGCAGATCCTACTATTCCAGCAAACAGCTCCGGTGATAACACCCCTCCTATAAATTTCACATTCACTGCTGAATTTTCTACAGACCTGCCCCCAGGATATGCCGCACCAAAACGATCTCTACAATTGGCCAGCTCTGGCGTTAGCGTAGGCTATGGTGTGATTCACGGGCCTTATGCTGTTGGCAACGATTCTGTTAATTTGGAAGTAGGCGATAGAGTTGACTTCTGGTGGCGTGCCGCTGGCAGTGCAGATGCCTATGATATTTACGCATACCTTTTAAACGTTGACACAGGGGCTACTATCAATTTGATCAATGACACTGGTGCCGCCTCAGAAACAACAACAGCCTGGGCACAAGAAATGAGAACTATCGGCGCCGGCCAAGCAGGCGATTACAAATTTATATTTGTCAGCGGTTCTTTTGATTTTACAGGCGGTACTGTTCTTGGTGCTAGCCTTTTCATAACAGGCATTAACGTTACAAAGTGGTTTGACTTATGATTTTACGTTGGATAACAGATAAAAATCTTGGTGTAGTCTTAGATGGGTCATACATTGAAAAACAACTTGAGGTCTTAAGCACTGTCACTGACGGTGGCAATGATGTTCCTGTGACTTTTAGATTACTGTCAGGCAGTTTACCAAAAGGCCTAGATGTAACTGACACCGGCTTAATACTTGGAACACCAAAAATTACCAGCATCGAAAGCGATACTGTTTCCAATTTTACTATAAGAGCTGAAACTTATAACGGAATGCTTGCCGACAGGTCGTTTAAGATTATTGTCAGCGGAGTACAAGCACCTACTATTGTTACACAAACTTCTAATCTAGGAGTTTACTACGACGGAAGTTATTTTAGCTATCAGCTGGAAAGCAGTGACCCGTACGGCACAGATAACCATATTTGGAAATTAGTGCGTGGAAGATTACCACCTGGCGTTGTGCTGAATAAGTCTGGATTGCTTGAGGGATTTTTGTACCAAAACAGTGTGGACTACGAAGCATTGGCCAATATTGGCTGGGACAAAACACGCTGGGACAAATACTATTTTGATTATGTTGCCGCACAAAGTGACAGCGACTACGAATTTACAGTAGAATTAACCGATGGAATTAGTTTCAGCCGCAAAACTTACATACTCAGAGTTATTGCCAAAGATCAATTAACTGGTGACTTTACATACCTTAGCATCAATGATACAGAAATAACCACAGACCATAATCCACAGCACCTGCCCTTTGTAACTACAATGCCGCAACGTCTGCCAGAGATCAAGCCTGAATTGGCCAGACAGGGAACTTACTTTGCGTTCAAGTTTGATGGTGTAGATTTTGACAACGACGAATTTAAATTTGAAATTACCAGCCCGGATCAACGGGGCTTTGACCAAGACGGTGATAATGAAAACCACAGTTACGGTGTTGGCTTTGATATGGATGAGTACGACAGTAGTGATTATCCTATGCCAATGTACATTGGACTTAATAATGAAACTGGCTGGTACACTGGACAAATCAAAGAGCAAGCAGAATATCGCAAGGACTACGTATTTCAAGTTTATGCCCGCAAAGCCAATAGTCAAACATTGCGTGGATACAAAAGCACGTTTATGTTGACTGTACTTGGTCAGTACGATGAAAACATTACCTGGGTAACAGACAGTGATCTTGGCTCTATAGAAAACGGATCTATCAGCGGATTCCGGCTTGAAGCACGTAGTACCAGCAATCGCCCAGTATATTACAAATTAAAAACGGACAAGACAAGTCGCACGCCGCAGGGCACAATGCTAACACAAGATGGTATGCTGTCGGGTCGTGTTAGCTTTGAGTACTTTGAAATAGACAAAGAAAAAACCACATTCGATGGTGGCAAAACTACATTTGAAGAAACATTTGAATTTACTGTTATTGCCGAGACTCGTACATCTAATAGATTTGGATCTCGTGTTGTAGGAGTAGTGGCCAGCAAACAAAGTTTACCAACAAGCTACAGAGGCCTAATTGCCGACGAGTATATCACCGCCGACAATCGACACGTACACATCTGGAACGGTGAAGCGTGGACCGATGTTGGCTTGTTAAACAGCAACGTACAAATCAGTGCTTATGCAGAACGCACGTTCAAATTGCATATTCGTAGAACCAATGTAAAACCATACGAAAATTTATGGTTGCGTGGATTCCCAAATGTGTCTCAACGTTTATTGTTCAAAGAAGTTATGAACAATCAAGATATATTCCCCGACCAATTGATTTATAGATTAAATGATCCTTGGTATGGCAAAGCACAAGATCTAAGATTCTTATTCTTGCCCGGTGTTAATCCATTGAATTTAGAAAACTACATACAGGCATTGAGCAAGAATCATTATACAAAAACAGTATTGTTTGGCGAGGTTAAGACAGCGGTTGCACTAGATGACAATTTTAATGTTGCTTATGAAGTTGTTTACCTAGACGTCATTGACGAAAGCGAAGGTCGCTACCGCGGAACGAGTGCGACCACTAGCACAACCGATCCAATACGCACACAATTAACCACATTGACCACTAAAAATGCCTACCAGTATAAGGATGAAACCTATACAGAGTTTGCGCCCAATGGGTTGAATAATATGGCTGTGCAAATTGGTAACTTTGTAGGCTTGGCCAACAAAGAAACATTGCCGCAATGGATGAGCAGTCCACAGCCCGATGCAGATAACCCAGGCCAGTACACCACGCCAACCGGATATATACGAGCTGTTGTTCTTGCCTACACCGTTCCGGGTGCTAGTAAGTTAATTGCCTATAGATTAAAGAACGCTAAGTTTAGTTTTAATCGTATACCATTTAGCACAGACCGTTACCAGCTCGATGACTACCTTACTAAGAACTGGGACAAGGCGTTGGATCAATATATCCCCGGCAAGGAAAGTACGTTTGACCAAAAGCCGAGTCGTGCAGAATTATTAAGGTCCGTGGGATCAGTGACCTATGCTGTTACTGTGCCATACGAAAAAATTAACAACCAACCAATTGACTATATTCAATTTTATAATTGCATCGACGGCGACACTGAATTTCAGAACGGCGATACCGTTATTTTTGCACAGCAAGAGCGTTTCCAGGATGATCCTGCCAGTGACTATCGCAACTATGATGTCATAGGTTACAAAGGTGGCCCAAGTCAAGATTTGCGCCATTGGCCGCAACCGGGCACCAAAGGATTCCAATACGGCGCCGATGACCTATTTGACAGTGACGTGCTCGACAGGGGCCTAATAGGATTTAACCGTTGGGTCAATGATGACGGTGCTAGATTACCCTACAACAAATGGTTGTATAAAACTGAAGGATGGTTAACAGATTTACCATATGACAGCGACACTTACAGTGAGTTAACGTTTTCCGAAACTGTAAAAATACCAGGTTTTATTGATCACGTACTAGAAGGTAAATCCAACGAGCGTTCGGGAATTTACAGAATTAACATATTCAACAACTATGTCACGCTTTCCTTGGTTAAGCAAATTAACCCCGGAGACATTGTCACTGTTGAAAAGGGCTCAACCTATGCAGGACGAAAGATGTACTTTGAAGCATACGCTCAGCGCGGCAACGTGCCGCGCTGGTGGACGCTAACACAGAAATTGTACATTGAACCCGCTAGCGGTGAAAACACAGTAAAACCACACAAGGAAACAACGTTTGACAGCAGAGGCACACGCTTCTTTAGCTACAGAGATCAATATGCAGAGCCTGAATCTTTAGCTAAATACATTAAGTTTCCAAATTATGGAGTATTTAGATAATGGCAAGCAATATTAACCCACAAAATATCGACGGCAATTTCCCAATTGCCGGGCAAGACAACGACAGTCAAGGTTTCAGAGACAATTTTACTAATGTAAAAACAAATCTTAGTTTCGCTAAATTTGAGATTGAAGATTTACAAAAAAATGCACTACTTAGATCCCCACTGGGCGCTGGTAGTACTGTAGACAATGACATTGAATACAAACAACCTATCACTCGTGCTAAATTAATTGCACCTGCAGAATCGGCACAAGATGCAGGCACAGTATCCGGTGTTGCGTCAATTGGTTTCTTAGACGGAACTTTTCACAAAATAACACTAGGTGGCCCACTTGCAATAAGTTTCGAAGATAGTCCAGTGGGCACCAACGGAAATCCATTGTATGGAAAACTACGTCTTTGGGTCAAAGTTGAGTATACTACACACACTCTGACATTGCCCGTTAATTGTGTATACGGGTTGAATACCATCACTGGGTTGAACACCGAAACCAAGGCAATTACCTACAGCCAAATTGGTAATTATTTGTACGAATTCTTTACCATTGATGGTGGAACAGAATATTGGGCACTTCAGTTAGCCTAAACGCTTGACTTTATACGAGCAGTTCTGTATACTGCTCGTATAGGAGTCAATATGTCACAAATAGACCTTAAGCAATATCAAAAATTTGTCGAAGCTGTTACCAGCAACGAATCAAACAACTACGACTATCTTCAGCGTAGAGTTTCCGACCTTAGAAACGAACACAGGCTAAATGCCAGCCTGTTGTTAACTGCGGCCATCGGCCTGGGCAGTGAAACTGGAGAGTTCCAAGAGATCGTTAAAAAGATTTTCTTCCAGGGAAAAGACTACAATGATGAAACAGTCTTTCATATGAAACGAGAACTGGGCGACATTATGTGGTACTGGGTAAACGCCTGCAGGGCACTTAATCTAGACCCCAATGATGTTGTTGCAGAAAATGTAAAGAAGTTAGAGTCACGCTATCCGGGTGGACAGTTTGACGTGTATTATTCAGAAAACAGACAACAAGGAGATCTATAATGTCTACAATTACGCTAATCAAAGAAGCTATCGAGGCTTGGGAAAAAGAAGATGCTAAGTTTGAAAGTGGCAACAGTGCCGCTGGCACACGAGCCCGTAAAGCATTGGCAGAAGTTGGCAAGCTGATCAAGCAACGCCGCAATGAAATTACAGAAACAAAGAATGCTCGCAAGGAAGCTAAGTAAAGTCACTATATGCATCCGCTAGCACCAGACCTATCAGCGTTGACAGACCAAGAGCTACACAAAAAACACGGCGAGCTTGTAACACGACTGACTCAGTCTTATCGAATTGGCCCGTATAGCATTATCAGTCAATTGCAAATGTTGTTAGATGATTACAATAGAGAAATACAGGTTCGTAATGCAAAGTTAATGGACGACCTTGCTAAGAAAAGTAAAAAATCCGGCGGCATAATCGATATACAATGAAATACGATTCCTATGGTCGATCTATGGTCAGTGAGCAGGATCTTTGTGATATGTTATACAAAGACCCCGGCGTCAACATAAGTAAATTTTTACTAGACAAGCCGGCATTGGCATTCAATCAGGCTGTTAAACATTTTCATTATGAAAGTGCTCTACTAGATCACGCAGTGCCTCTTACTTGCACTATTGAGGAATTTGATAGAAAAAATCAAGCCAATTGGTTAATGCCCGATTCTTACAAAAAGATGGACATTGCTCAATGGGTACTAGATCAATGTACTACACAAGAAGAACTTCAGCGTGTGGGACAAGAACTATTGCTATACCAAGAGAGAGATTTGTTTTCACTTTTGCAGTACTTAAAATACCTTGTTGATACTCTTAGAACAAACAATGTAATTTGGGGTGTTGGTCGTGGCAGTAGCGTGGCTAGTTATGTGCTATACCTAATAGGGGTACACAGAATTAACAGTATCAAGTACGAATTACAAATCGACGAATTTTTAAAATAAATACTGATCAAGGAGATCATACTATGAAAAAAGCATACAGATCAGCACTAGGCAAAGTCATCGACATAGATACACTGCGCCTAAACAACGAAGAGATTATTGCAGTGGGCAATATGAAGGTCAACGCCCGTGGTGACGAATTAGGGTTTGGTGGTAAGGTTGTTAAAACAAGAAACCAATTAATGGACGATTATTACCGTCTAAACACACCAACTGTCGAAGACAGTTCGCCTAATTTAGTCGAAGACACCCCCGAACTGTTGAAACAGGCAACATCCATTGCCGAAGAACCAATCCAAGCCGCAGAGCCAATGACGCCACAACAGGCAGCACAGCTCAAAGGCAGTCTAGCATCAAGTCTTACTAAGAAATAATTATGAGTTTCGAACCAATCAAGATTAAACGGATACAGCCCCTGGGTAAAACTGTTATTGTATCCGATATGAATTTCAGAGAACGTTTTCTGTCATCGGGCATTATATTGCTCAACGACGATGGCAAGTCATCGGGCATTCGTCCACGCTGGGCAGAAGTTTATGCTGTTGGTCCAGAACAACAAGATGTGCAACCGGGTCAATGGATCTGCGTGGCACACGGTCGCTGGACACGCGGTGTTAAAATTGAAGACGAAGCTGGTATCCATACTGTTAGAAAAATTGATACCAACGATATTCTATTAGTCAGTGATGAACCAGTTAACACCGACGACACCATAAGCACTGCCATTTCCGGCAACGCAGTTTCTGGTTAATGCACTTACGTAAAAAAGATTGGGACGTTGGCGAGATTGTTCGTCAACTACGTTCCATTCACCGTCAAGCAAGTAGCCCATTTAATGACGGTTTCACCGCTTCAGGTTGCAAACAAGATCTATTTCAAGTAAAATGCATACTTGAAGACTTGTATGCAGACACTCCCAAATTTGCCAATGAAGAAGATTGGGAAAAAGAGCGTACACTAGAGTTATTAAAAAAGCAGTACAATGAGCGAGATAAAATGTAATTGTAGACGATGTTTGGACGACCGCGGCGAGATGCAGGCAGTCGGTCGGGGCAGTGCCCTGCTGAATTTCCTGGGACCTAACCCAGGATTCTACGGTATGGTATTGTGCCCTATCTGCGGCAACAAACGATGCCCACACGCTACAGATCACATTCACGCCTGTACTAATAGCAACGAACCGGGACAACCAGGAAGTATATATCAATGAAAGAACTTTGGACAGAAAAGTATAGACCCAAGGACGTCGATGGATATGTGTTTACAGATGTAGGCACTAAAGAACAAGTCGAGACTTGGATTAAAGAAAAGAGTGTGCCACATTTGTTGCTCTACGGGCCAGCAGGCACAGGCAAAACAACACTGGCAAAACTGTTAGTACACCAGCTTGGTATTGACAACTTTGACTTTTTACAAGTTAACGCAAGCCGAGACAACGGTGTGGACTTTTTAAAGACAAAGATTGAAGGCTTTGTCAGCACAATGCCATTTGGCGATCTTAAGATTGTATTGTTAGACGAAGCAGACTACTTGTCACATAACGCACAAGGTATCCTGCGTGGCCTAATGGAAACATATCAAAGTCAAGCACGTTTCATTCTTACCTGTAATTTAGCACATAAGATTATTCCTCCACTCAAGTCACGTTGTTGCGAGTTGGCTGTGGACAAAACTGACCAAACAGAATTTACTGCCCGTGTTGCTACAATATTGGTAACAGAAGGCGTAGACTTTGACCTGGACACTCTAGACAGTTATGTAAAAGCAACATATCCAGATTTACGCAAATGTCTAAATCTTGTACAACCTAACAGTACCAGCGGCAAGCTAACTAGTCCCAAAGACAGTGACACTGGCACAGCAGACTATAAACTTAAAATGGTTGAGTTGTTTAAATCTGGTAAGATCCGCGAAGCAAGACAACTGTTGGTCAGCCAGGCACGTGGTGAAGAGATGGAAGAAGTATTCCGTTGGATGTACGATAACCTCACACTGTGGAGTAAGTCTCCAGAAGGACAAGATGAGGCGATAAAGATAATTGCTCGTGCTATGGTTAGACACAGCCAGATTGCCGACGCTGAAATTAATTTGAGTGCAACCCTAGTCGAACTAACAGAAATTGGATCATAATGTCTAAATCAATTTACCTTGTAGCCTATTATTACATCAAACCAAATACTAAGCAAACACAAAAACCAGGATGGATGGACGACCCCAATGGCTTTAAATACGACGAGCAAATTGCCATTGCCCGTAGATTAAAGACCAAGGATTTAACCACTGCCAAGGTTATCCTGGATTTGACCAATCGCACAGTGTACAGAAATAGTTGGAAATCTGACACAAACTTTGATGACTTATTTGAACACTTTTACGAAGGTTATAGTAAATATCTAGACCCAGTCATTAAAGAGCTGGGATATGAATTTGTTGAGGTTACTAAAAATGAAACTGTTAGTCAAGATAGAATTACTAGCGATTGAAGTTAGTGCAAAGTCTATACTATTCCTAGTTGACCTGTTACACCGGGCATATGGATCACTGGTAGATCGGGCATTTAAACTTCGGCTAAAGTTGGTTAAACCAATTCAATGACTGAGTACCTTTGCCTAGGCTCATCTAATCTAGATTTTACACCTGGCTCCTTTCGTGATGCGTATAAAAGTGTATACAAACTAGGTCCGTTTCCTGTTGATCGATTTAATTTGGTTCCTAAGATTTTAAACGATGCTATACCAACAGTTAACATTGTGCCCGAACCAGTGTATAACTTAACCAACTTAACCACAGACTGGCGCGATAGGTATTTTAGCCTATTCAATGATGTGGCCACAGACATATATAATACCGCAGGCACCCGCAATATTGTGTTAATGTACAGCGGCGGCATTGACAGCACAGCAGTTTTGGTTGCGCTGATGCAACATTCCAGGTATAAAGAGTTTGTAGACCGGGGTCGTATTAAGATTGCTATGAGCAGTCACAGCATTGTAGAGTACCCCGAACTGTTTTACCAACAGATCCTGCCCACATTGCCCATTGTGGTTGCAGACTTTGGGTCATTGTTGAATGATTCTGATACCTTTATTGTCACCGGGGACGCAGGAGACTATGTAATTGGCAATACGGATACCCCTATATTCTTTTACCAGGGCACAACTAACAATCTATACGAAGACAAGTCTGCTCTATGGCCGTACTTGAATCGTATAGATCCCAACTTTACCTACTTTGCACAAGAATTGGCCACGTATGCGCCATTTGACATCGTTAGTGTTAACCAAATGTTTTGGTGGATAGGACAGGCCTTTGTACACCAAAGCGAAATGTGTAGGCCATATATGTGGTCTAATACCACAGATTTGTTAGAATTGGCGTCGTTTAATAAGATTTATAGGTTCTTTTTAGACCCAAGGTTTATGACGTTTAGTTTTGAGTATATGAGTACTAATCCGCATTGTACCAACTATAACAGCGTTAGAGCATTGCCCCGCGAATACATTGTCAACTACACGCAACACACTAGTTACCTAAACAAAATTAAAGTGTTTAGTCAAAAGTTCTTGTTCAAGAGTACCTATAAGACTAGGATATACCAGGACCTATCCTGGGTTAACACATTAGAAAAGATACCAACGTGAGTGATAGCTATATTAGAATGTTGGTGTTCCAGCCAACCGGACACGTAGTTTGGGCCGCCATTGAGCCAATTACTGTTGCACCAATTGAAGCAAGGCGTGTACCCTGGACCTGCCCAGAGCTCGACTATCGTATACATCGCGGACCGACACCTGCACAATATTGGGCCAATTTAAAAAGTTACAAATTAATTAAACCCGATTGGTCATTGGATGGCATAGACTACGGCGAAGTGCCCGTTGAGTTTAAAGACAGCGTGAAACTTATGCGATCAAAATGTTATGCGTCTGCTCAAATACACGGGTCTGTTAGAGTTTTTACTGAACGAAAAGGTCTGATAGAAAACCCATTGTTGTCCACTAATCTGAATATAAATCGCATAGGTGAATTATATGCCAAACAGCACAGTGTTAGCTTGGACCAAGGGTGCAAATTGGCACAGTTTAAAATCGACGAGTTGTTGTCCTTGCAGTCGCATATACAAACAACCCAAATTGAAGCCGAGCTTGCCTTAGAATCCGCAACAACTGTAGAGCAGGTGCTCGAAATATACCAACTTGCACAGCTAGGTTTGGGTATGCACAATGCGTTTGACATCGCCAGAATGCTATAAATATTGTTATGAATCCACTTTTCAAGCAACTGTATAAGCATAAAAAGACCAGAGTTAGAGATCCCAATGCTCCGCCCCCACCAACATTGTTGGGTCAGGTCAAGGAACTTAAAGATACTCGTCAGGCCATTGACGAAAACTCCGAAAGACTGAGCAGGCTTGAGTCGCAGGTTACTCGCTTAGAAAGCAAGAATAGATACTTGGAAAATTATGTAGACTCGCTTCGTCGTGTCATACAAACGCTACAACGAAAGTAGTAATATTTTCCCGATTGACAAGTGGCCGATTTTACTGTATAATTAGCCATTATGAAGATCGTAATTCCAAAATCACAGAAAAAACGGATACTACAGCACAAAGTCCTGTGGGATGCTGATCTGCCGTTTAAGCCGCGTATAGAGCGTCCCAAGAATGTACACCAACGGCGCCCAAAACACCGCGGCTGTGATCGTGCCTGGGATATTTAATATGATACCATCGGACCACAAATCCACAATAATCAGTGCAGGCATACAATTTGTACGCAAAATCACAGAAGCCTATGGTCCTGAAAAAGGTATAGAACTGTGGGAACAGATTGCAGTAGTACTAGATCCCGATGTTAAAGGCGAAATGTTTTTTGCTATGATCACCGGTCAGTATACCGACCGTGTTGCCATTAGGGGTTTTAAGACCGGAAGCAACAAAGTATCACTGATCAAGGCATTTAGAATGTTGGATACTCGGCGTTTGGGACTCAAGGAAGCAAAAGATCTATTAGATCTATTAGAAGCCGGTAAGGATATCGAATTGCACGTCGAGCCCAAGTACCGAGATAATTGTGAAAAAGAACTTGCAAGTCTGGGCGCATTTACATATTAAGCAACGGAGACGATAATGGGAATTAGTGCCACAGTGGCATCACCGCATCCTTTAATGGATTATACTGTAAAATTTAATCGTCGGGCAGAACGCAACGAAGAGCTACAACGTATCTGGATTAACCAGTGGAAAGACTATTACGATCTAAAGTTAAAAGATCTTCAAGAACGACGTAGAATTGAAAAGATCATCGAACTAAAAGATTCAATTGAGCAAATACATAGATATGAAAATATTGTGCGTAAAGACGATTATGCCAATTATAGGTATCAATATTATGTCGGGACCAAAATAGATTGTTACATATGACCCAAGCAGTTACACACTACGATAAAATGGGCCGTCAACTTGACGAAGGTGATTGTGTGGCCTACCCCGAACAAAATAGTTTATCTATTGGCACTGTTATTAAACTTAATCCTAAAATGATTAAAGTACAAAAAGTCGGTAGCACAGGTTTTTGGGCCAGGGGTACCAATAAGTACCCAGACGATGTTGTTAAACTTGACAGCGCAGATGTTACATTCTATTTGTTAAAGCATACAAAATGAAAAAGATTTATTACGAAAAAGTTGGGCGTAGATACAAGCCGGTGGCAGAATACGATGGGGACTGGATGGATAGTTTTCATAAGGGCAATCATCTTGTGATGGTTTACCCCGGCGGGAGTAGTCGTAGGTTTAACATTGATCCAGCCTATGCTCCGATGATTGCCGCTGGTCGAGTTGCCGAGGATGCTATTAGTTCAGCAGTGGTTAAGGCCAGCGAAATGCGGCCACACAATAGACCTATTACTCTAAAACAAAAGAAGGCCTGGGAAGCGTTGGCCAAAGCGTTTGGCAACGATCGTTATTACATTGAAATTCCCAGTGCTCGTGAAATTGCCGAAGCGGGCATTAAGGCAATGTCCACCGAAGCAGAAAAGCTACTAACAAATCAAGCAGTAAAACTAGCATACGATCATTTTTTGATGGTATGCGAACTAACCAAGGAACATAAAGATGAAGAATAATATTATTCTAGTAGATGCCGACGGAGTATTACTTAATTGGGAATACGCCTTTGCAGTCTGGATGGAGACACACGGCTTTAAAAAAATTGCCGGCACAGAAATCGAATACGACATTGGTAAACGTTACGGTATTGATGCAGACCAAGGAAAAAAATTAATTAAAATTTTCAATGAGAGTGCCGCAATTGGATTTTTGCCGCCATTGCGTGATGCTATGTACTATGTTAAACGACTGCACGAAGAACACGGATATGTGTTTCATTGCATTACTAGTTTGAGTTTAGATCCGGCTGCCGGAAAATTAAGAGAGATGAACTTAAAAAAACTGTTTGGAGAAACAGCATTTGAAAAAGTCGTTTGTCTGGATACTGGCGCAGACAAGAACAAAGCACTCGAACCCTACGAAAGTACTGGATACTGGTGGGTCGAAGACAAACCAGAGAATGCCCTGGTCGGACACAATCTAGGCTTAAGAGCTATCCTTATGGAACACGGACATAATATGTGGCATTACCATAAGGATATTCCCGTTGTAAAAAACTGGAAAGAAATTTATTCTCTTATCGTAGGTTAGATCTCCCCGTAAATTTTTAGCACTTCCACAACAGCAGGATGCCTGTGGATGTCTTTGCCAGAGAACTCTACCCCTGCTACATACTGGCAACGTTTGTAGTTGTCTACTAGACGTTGGAAGTTTAGCAGGCCGTTGTCCGCTTCATTCCTATCGGCTTGACGGGTGTCCCCTGTCACTACCATCCTGGAACCATCGCCTAAACGAGTCAGTAACATTTTCATTTGGTTTGGTGTGGCATTCTGCATTTCGTCAGCAATGATCCACGATTGTTTAAATGTTCTACCTCGCATATATGCTAGTGGAGAGATCTCAATTGCTTGTTCATCTAACATACGGGCTACATCTTTGGGACTGTAATATTCCATAATGACGTCCATTATGGGTCTAGTCCACGGTTCCATTTTAGCATTTAAATCCCCGGGTAAAAACCCGTGTTTTTCATCGTCTACGCCAACAGCTGGTCTAGTAATCACAATTCTGTTAACTTCACCGGCCTTGTAGGCACGTACAGCCGCCATTACTGCCAACATAGTTTTACCTGTGCCAGCTGGTCCCGTGGCAAATACAATAGTACGATTAGGATCTGTTAATAGATTTATGTACTCTTCTTGTTTTAAGCTCTTGGGGATTAAATTGACTGCTTTCTTGTACTGGGAATAAGAATTAAAGCTAATTGTATTACTATCACTAACTTCCATTTGTTGAGCGTAAGCTCTGTTTCTACGTTTTGACAAAAGTGCCTCCTAGTGTAAATGTGGTCTAGGTTCGTCGGACGAACCCTCCCACACAACTATTTAAAGTCCAGGGACAATAGTATATACTGGTAGATAAAGTGTTAGAATTAATCATAAGTATTAGGCTATGGACAGCAGAACTTCAATGGTCGCTGTCCATTTCTTTTGCCATAAATAAGTTAAATAATGCGAAAATTAAATGGCAGCTAACTTACACGATATAATTGAAAATACCAAAGATATCTATATGACAGATAGTGCTCTTACGAGTCTGATGGACTTTGAGCGTGTTGTTGACGAACTAGATGTCTATGTGTTTGCCAATTGGAAAAAAGGCGAACTAGTCGAGGGTCCAATCTACGAAAAGTACTTTGTGACCTGCACATTTATGTGGCCTTACAAACTAATGCCCGATCCACGTGGCGGAGAAAAGCTATTAGACTATGGCTGTAGAGTACGCTACAAAAAAGATAGATTGGCTTATCCATTGAAAGTCAAAACACCCGACGATTTTAAGCCTGGCACTAAAATGCCCAGGATGGCACACGCTCCTATATGGCTAGTTGAAATTACTATGCCAAAGAAACTGATGCGTGAAATCCACCAAGGTAGCGTTGAGTTAGAAAACGAAAAACTAGATATCGAAGACATCGAATCAGCCTACGAAACTGGTATGGACGATGATGTATATAAAACAAAAGAAGGTCAAAATGGACAAGAGCAACAACCGCTGGGTGCGCCTGGACCGGCCCCTGCACCGGCTGGGCAACCACCAGCCATCTAAAATCTATGAAGGTTTAGAAGCCGGCGATTTGGCTCGTCTAGTTCACGATGAGCTTCACATCGACGAATACAAAAGCAAAATGGGCAACGATGAAGATATCATCGTTGTTAGCTTTAAAGTAGGTGGCAAAGATCCTGCAACAGACCTTGTTAACTTTATCGAAAAAGGGTATGACTGGGCCATTGACGCCGACACCAGTGCCGGTGAAATGGACGACGGTGACTATGTTGTATTCTTAGAGATTGAGCGCACACCGGCTGCTGTTGAAGATATCATTGAACTGTTAACCGATTTACAAGAATTAACAGATAATAAACTATCCTCTTGGCGAATTAAATACCACAAGAAATCTGAAGTACACGAAGCAACCGAAGAAAGCCTTCGACGGTGCATCCCAACAAGCCCTATAGACTATATCAGGCTTGTTGGCAAAGACAAAGATGCACTGAACCAATTAAAGGCCGCTGCTGGAGTAAAAATCAAGGACAAGGCACCAGATAATGATTTTACTGAAAGCATAAGGGTCGCAGCCGGACTACGATAGGAGCGGTTATGTGGTTACTACATTTACTACCAGACGCATTCCTAGAATTCATTGTTAACACTGTACTCATAATTGGTGCAGTCGGTTGCTTTTTTAGTTTCTTTGTCATCAATCGCATACTGCGATACTTTCCACCTTTAGCCAAATACTACCACGTTGCACAAATTGCCAGCTTGGTAATTTTTGTTGCCGGTGTTTATTTCAAAGGTGGCTACACTACAGAAATGTTGTGGCGTGAAAAAGTCGCCGAAGCACAAAAAGAAGTTGAAGAAGCTAATCAACGTGCAGACAAGATTAATAAAGACCTAGACACCGAGCGTAAGAAAAAACAAAAGACAAGAACCGAGTATGCTATTACTGTTCAGGAACGCATAGTTGAAAAAGAAAAAGTAATCAATGCCGAGTGTCGAGTCAATCCCGACGCTGTGCAAATTGTCAATGATGCCGCCAGAGGAGAACCCAAGAAATGAAGGTAGCCCTGTCGTTGATCGTCGTGTTTTCTTTAGTGGGGTGTTCTACTCCTGTTCCTATCAAACAGAAATTTCCAGATGTAACCAGTAAAGAATTACTAGAGTCTTGTCCAGCTCTCAGAGAGGCAAAAGTTGACACAGACAAACTTACCGATCTGATCTCAGTGGTGGCAGACAATTATAAAGAGTATCATTTGTGCAGAGATAAAGTCAACGACTGGATCGTATGGTACAAAAAACAAAAAGAAAACTTTGACAAATAATATAAGGAGAAAGTATGTACAACAATAACAACGAATGTCCAGTTTGTGGTCATAAGCACACAAAATAAGGAAACAAAATGGAACTAACAATAGATCAACTACGCCAGCTTTTACCTAAGAATCCTTATGTAGAACACTGGCACGAAGCATTGGCACAATTATTGCCCGACTATGACATTAATACTGCTGAACGCATTGCGGCATTTGTTGCACAGTGCGCCCACGAAAGCGGTGGCTTTATGGTACTTAAAGAAAACTTAAATTACCGTGCGGCAAGTTTACGCAAGTTGTTTAGCAAGTATTTTCCAAACGATGACATTGCTAATCAATACGCAAATTTACCAAACAAACAGGAAGCCATTGCGAACCGAGTATATGGTAATCGTATGGGCAACGGCCCCGAAGAATCGGGCGATGGTTATCGCTATTGCGGACGTGGGTTGATACAATTAACCGGTAAGTCTAACTATCAAGCATTTGCTGACAGTTTAGAAATTAGTCCCCAAGAAGCCAGCGAATATTTGTCTACATTTGAGGGCGCCGCACAAAGTGCCTGCTGGTTCTGGGAAAGCAACAACTTAAACAGTTATGCCGACCGTGGTGACATACTAGGAATGACAAAAAGAATCAATGGTGGTACTATTGGATTAGAAGATCGTATTAAGCATTACAATCACGCATTGCACGTACTCGGAGTTTAATGTGAGTAGAATTCAGATTGCAGAAAATCTTCGTCTTTCTGAGGAAGAGACCAAAAAGAGATTAGCCGATCCTGTATATAGAATTAGATTTGAATTTTATAAATTTAAGAAATGGATTAAAAAAATGGCTGTACGATCTTCAAATTGATATTAAAGAATTAAAACAAAAAAGGAGCAAAATAATATGGCAGAAGAAAAGAAACCATTGTCACGCAGTGAGCGTGAAGCACAAATTAAAGACAAAGCAGGCTGGGTTATCACTGTTATTGCACTACTGCTGGCTGTGAATACTTATATTGCCAACGGATTTAGCAGTAGCATATTGACCAATACTATCAAGGCCAACGATACCTGGAACTTTTACCAAGCAAAGAGTATCAAGCAAAGCATTGCCGAAGGTCAGCTAGAGGATACCAAAGATCCCAAGCGCAAAGAAATACTACAGAGCAAGATTGACCGCTATGAAAGCGATCCTGCCAAAGGCGAAGGTAAAAAAGAATTAATGGCCAAGGCATTGAAAATTGAAGCTGACAGGGATGCAGCCAAGAAACACACACCCTGGATGACATTTGCCGGTACTGCTTATCAACTTGGTATCGTGCTACTAAGCGCAAGTATATTGGCAGTTAGTATGCCTATGTTCTGGGCCAGCATTGCAGTAAGCGCACTAGGCGGCTTGCTGATGAGTCAAGGCATTTGGCTTTGGATTCCGATAACAATATAAAATAATCAATAAAGGAGCTAGACGTGGCTGAACCAACAAAATATGAAGATATGAGTGCCAGTGAAAAGAAAAAAGAAGACTGGATGAACTCAAAATGGCGACCAATGATGGGTTGGTCGTATATGCTTACCTGCATTGCAGACTTTGTAATATTTCCTGTATTATGGTCGATATTACAAAGCATAAGCAAGGGGCAAGTTAATGTACAATGGCAACCGATCACGTTGCAAGGTGCAGGGTTGTACCATATTGCAATGGGTGCCGTTCTTGGTATTGCCGCGTATGGCCGTACACAGGAAAAACTAGGAGGAGCCAATAATGGCGGAGCACAAACACCAGCAACAGGATTTGCGAGCGGGCCTTCAACATTTAGCCCACCGGCAACAGGAGGCTTCGGCAACTCCGGTGGCTTTGGTTCACCAGCACCAGCAGGCTTTAGCGGAGGCAGCTTTGGAGGCGCACCTACAGCGGCAGCACCAGGCGGCTTTGGTAGCAGTACAGGATTTGGAGCGCCAGCGTCTAGCGCCACAACAGGGGGATTCGGAGCAATGGGTAACTTTGCCCCAGGAGCAGACTTCTCAGCACCGGCACCGATAACTTCTGGGTTTGGGGGCAAAAAGGCTCCGCCCGAAGCACCACAACCATTGATTTAAAGGAAACTAAAATGAAAAATGTTATATTTGTAGCAGGATTATGCTTGGTATTATCCGGATCAGCAATTGCTGGCGGCGAAACAAAAGAAGTTTGTCACGATAAAATGGACAAAGCTGGTAAACCAGTAATGGATAAGAAAACTGGCAAACCTGCTCAAGAGTGCAAAAAAATTAAAGTACACAAGAAGCTCGAAGGGACCGAAGTTCCTGGCCAAAAGAAATAATAATCGTTGACCTTTCTCGATATATAAATTATAATATCGAGAGCTTATATAGGAACCAATGAAAAATTATTTTGATATACTTGGCGTAGGAGAAGGCGCCACTGATGACGAAATAAAAAAGGCATATCGCAGTTTGGCAATGAAACACCACCCTGACAGGGGTGGTGATCAAGCCCAATTTCAGAAATACAAGAAGCGTATGCTGTATTGTCTGACCCACAAAAGAAAGCCGAGTGGAGCCAGATGCGACACGGCGGCTTTCAACAATTCCATCAACAGCATCACCCTGGTGGATTTCCAGGAGGATTCCACTTCAACTTTGGTGGCGGTGGTATAAACATTGATGAAATTTTTAGGAACTTCAATAATGATCCGTTTGGTCAAGGATTCCGTAATGCACCACCACCACGCCGCAACAAGGATCTACGTGTAACTGTTGAACTAGATCTTTCCGAAACATTAGAAAAACAAACTAAGCACATTAGTGTAAAACATCTAAACGGATCAAGACAAACAGTAAGCGTGGAAATCCCACGTGGTGTAAACAACCAGATGCAAATGAAGTACGCCAACTATGGCGACAGTAGCTATGGCGATTTACCACCCGGGGATCTCTACATTGAATTCAGAGTACGGCCAAGCCCAGATTTTATTGTCGAAGGCATTGACTTAATCAAACTGATTAAGTTAAACTGTATAGACGCAATAACTGGCACAACCTTAAATATCAAAGGCTTAGACGGAACTGAATTTAGTTGGAATGTTCCGGTCGGAACACAACACGCAACAAAGTTTAGAATCCCCTTTCAAGGCTTGTGGGCCGTTGATCAACCCATTAGAGGCAATCTAATTATAGTCGCCGATTTGTTTGTACCAAGCAACTTGACCACAAGTCAATTGTTACAACTCGAGTCAATTAGCAAAGAACTTAAAAATAAAGAAACAGTATAATGATGCACTCTAACCCCGAGATTGAAGTAATTATTAACAATGCCACAGAGCTAGCCAAAAAACATAATCACGAGTATGTTACCCTGGAGCATTTGTTCCTTAGTATTATTCGTTTCCAGCCTTTTAAAGATCTGTTATCTAAATTTGGTGCTGATGTTGATGGGCTAGACAGTGACCTAGAAGGCTACATTATGAAACAGAGTAGCTACATTAATAAAAGATACGCAGTAGACGACGGCGACGAATCCGGGCCCAAGAAAACTCACGCACTAGAACGTGTATTCAATCGTGCATTGACTCAGGTGTTGTTCAGCGGAAGGGATCACATTCAAATCGTTGATCTATTCCTAAGTTTAACTGCCGAAACTAACAGCCACGCTTGTTATTTTATTTTAAAGTACGGAATGGATCGTCAGGCTTTGCTACATTTCTATAATAAGAATTACAGCGAAATTCCAGGACGTATTGCCGCTACTACACAAAAAGCAGATGAGATACTCGATGAGTATTGTGAAAACCTTAGCAAAAAAGCCAAGGATAAAAAGATTGATCCTGTCATTGGTCGTGAATCTGAACTTGAAGAAATCTCGCATATACTTGCCAAACGCAACAAAAGCAACGTACTATTAGTAGGTGATCCGGGCGTAGGTAAAACTGCCATTGCTGAAGGACTAGCACTTAAGATCAGCACCGGAGAAGTTCCTAACTATCTTAAAGACTACACAGTTTACAATTTAGACATTGGTACACTACTTGCCGGTAGTAAGTATCGAGGGGAGTTTGAAGAAAAGCTACGTGATGTTATTAAGTCGTTGACTGTCAAGGGCAAGACTATTTTGTTCATTGACGAAGCTCATCAAATGCGTGGTGCTGGCGGCGGCAGTCAAAGCAGTGTAGACTTTAGCAATATGATTAAACCTGCACTGAATAAAGGCCAACTTAAAGTTATTGCCAGCACTACCTGGGAAGAATATACACAGAGCTTTGAGAAAGACCGTGCTCTAATGCGCCGGTTCTATAGACTAACTGTAGATGAACCTGCACCGGACACAGCCAAAGAAATCCTTCGTGGCTTAAAGCCCTACTTCGAAGAATTCCACGATGCAGACATCAGTGACGAAGCTATTGTGGCCGCAGTAGATTTAAGTGTTCGTTATCAAAGTGATAAAAAATTACCTGACAAGGCCATTGACTTAATTGATACAGCCTGTGCTAAACTCAAACTAAAAGACGAGCCCTACACTGTAGAAAGAAGTCACATCATTGATATCTTGAGTAAATTTACCAAGATACCCGTTGATCAAATTGGCACAGACGCTACAAATAGTTTGATTGGCCTGGATCAAAACATTAAAGAAAAACTATACGGACAGGATCAGGTCGTTGACAGCGTACTAGAGCGTATCTATGTTGCCAAGGCTGGACTAAAATCGTTAAACAAACCCATTGGAAACTTTTTGTTCTTGGGCCCAACTGGCACTGGTAAAACAGAATTTGCCAAGTTGCTCAGTGAGCATATGGGAATGAAATTACTACGCTATGATATGAGCGAGTATCAAGAAAAGCACAGCGTGGCTAAACTAATAGGTGCTCCTCCAGGTTATGTTGGCTACGACGACAGCAACCTAGGCGGCGGTATGTTGATCAGCGCCATTGAGAAAAGCCCTAACGCTATTTTATTGTTTGACGAAATTGAAAAGGCACACCCAGATGTTAGCAATATTTTGTTGCAACTAATGGACGAAGGCTTTATTACATCCAGCAATGGAAAACGTGCAGACTGCCGCAATGCACTGATTATTCTAACCAGTAACTTGGGTGCCGCAGACAACGAGCGCAACAATATCGGATTTGGTCGTGAGTTACAAAAGAACGACGAAGATACCAAAGCAGTCAAAGACTTCTTTAAACCCGAGTTTCGCAATCGCTTAGATGCTATTTGTAAGTTTAATAAACTAGACAAACTTAGTATGAAAAAGATTGTGGCTAAGTTTGTTAACGAAATAAACGACCTGTTAACTGAAAAACAAATTAAAATCAGACTTACCGAAGCCGCAGTGGACCACCTAATAGAAAAAGGATTTGATCCTAAGATGGGTGCTAGACCGCTGGCAAAAACAATCAATGAACTAATCAAAGTACCAGTTAGTAAGAAAATACTATTTGAGAATCTAAACAATGGTTCTATTATCAGCATTGACTACAGAGATAACGCTATGGAGTTTGATATAGTAGGTTACAGCGTTAACGATTTACCAACAGTGGATATCAATGGTTACATCAGAATGGACTAATCTTAATTCCAAGATTATTGTTGAAGACACCAAGAAGAAATATTTTAAAAAGTATTTTTCCAGTGTTAAGTTTCTATGCCCGGGTGGGAGATGCATATCAAACACAGGCAAGGATTATAATATCCTAGATCTAATTAATCATCGTATTGCAACGGACAGGCAACTTAACTATGGCGGAAGCTGGCGCCCAGCTAGTCATTGGCGCAGTCACAAAGAAATGCTGTCACAGTACGACCTAGAACAATTAGAGAGTTTTAGAAACATACGCAATAATTACAAAAATATTAAATTTCGAGTTGAAGAACCAAATATTACCTTGTACGCCCAAGACGAACAAGAGCTGTATGATATTGTGTTAAAAGACTTATCCCGCTGGACAGATCGAATTGTTGTAGTTACTAGACCAGTAAATGACCAAGCCAGGGAATTTTTAGAAAATGATAATATTCTAATCAAAGTGGACCGTGGTTACAACTATAAAATTGTTCTTAAAGAAGGCAACATTGGCAACAAGATTGCATTGTATAACTATCTTTGCGGTTTAGGGGATAACATAAAAGTTAGTAAAACCGTTTGGGCTTCTTTGGCCAGTACCCGCCCTTGGGTATGGGGTGGTTGGTTTTATGTTAACGATCCTAATTTGGTTACAATGTTGAATATAATAGAACCTGGTGTTGTAGCAAATATTCATAAGCTGGAACTCATACCAGAATAAATAGAAGCATCCAGGAGGGCATTATGGCCAAAATCTACGAAGAAGCAATTGTAATCAAGTTGAGTAAGTTAATTAAAAACGATCAGGAACCCGCAGAGGGTTCATTGGCTACCACTGAAACGGTAGCCGCATTAGAGCAAGTTGTTCAAGAGTTAGTGGGCAAAGACATCATTGTCGAAGTTGAAGTCGCCTAAACATTTAATCAAGAAAGAGTAATAATGACACAAAGCAACGCAGAGGCTACCACGCCTCCTACGATCGATCTTCCGGGCGACACAGCCACTGAAGTAGTATCAAAAATTCAAGACTTAATGAAGCAACAAAAGGGTGCCGACCCTGCTAATGCACCGCAAGGTGCTCCTTACGATTTTAGTAAGATACATTTGCACATCGGTATTCCTTGTTATGGCGGTATGGTCAGTGAGCCAACAATGACCAGCTTGATGCGTTTTGTGTTAATGGCAGGTAAATTAGGTATGCACTGGAGTTTGGACACAATGGTTAACGAATCATTGATCCCCAGAGGTCGTAACAATTTAATGGCTAAAATGATGACCAACTCTGCGGCAACACATTTTATGTTTATTGATGCAGACATTCGCTTCCAACCCGAAAGCATCTTTCAAATGCTCAGTTACGAAAAAGAAGTAATTGGCGGATTGTATCCAAAGAAAAGCATTCCTAGCAACTATGTAATTAACCTGTTGCCACAGACTAGAATTCAAGGCGATATCTTTACAGTGGACACTATGGGCACAGGCTTTTTGCTGTTCCAACGCAGTGTATACGAGAAGCTGATTGCGGCACATCCCGAAACAAAGTATGTCGATGATGTGGGCCTGGGCAAACAATACGAACCAATGATGTATGCTATCTTTGATTGTAAAATTGACGAAAAAGGCCACTATCTAAGTGAGGATTGGCTGTTTTGCCGACGTTGGCAAGTGATTGGTGGAGAGATTTGGGCCCATAGTAAAGCATTACTAAACCACATTGGACACTACGAATATCAAGGCGACCTAAGTAAGATGCCAGATTTTAGTGGAGCAAAGCCTACACCATAAAGGACAAATTCAACTAAATACAGCAATATCCTTTTAAAATATGTTTATTGCTGATTTATTTGAAGATGCCGCTAATGTCCTGGTTGTTTACCCAGGACGCTTCCAACCCTTTCACAAAGGACACAAAGCGGTCTATGACGGTCTTGCCAAGAAGTATGGCAGAGACCGTGTTTTTATTGCAACCAGCAATAAAGTAGAATTACCAAAGAGCCCATTTAGCTTCAGTGACAAAGCGCAAATGATGGCCTTAACTGGTGTACACTTAGACCGTGTCATCGAGTCTGTACAACCATACAAAGCCGAAGAGCTTACCAGACATTACAACCCTGCCGGTACTAGACTTATTTTTGCTGTCAGTGAAAAAGATATGGCAGAGGATCCACGTTTTAAGTCCTGGACTAAGAAAGACGGCAGTCCAGCATACTTTCAGCCTATGCCCGGTGATCCAGCAATGATGAAAACATTTGATCAGCACGGCTACATCCTAACAGTACCAACGGTAGACTTTAGCGTAATGGGGCAACCTATGCGTAGTGCCACTGAAGTACGTGCTCTATTTGCACGTAGTAATCCCAAGACTCAGCAGAAGATTGTACAAGATCTATTTGGTGCATACAATGACGCCGTGCTTCATATTATGCAACAAAAACTAACCCAATAAATATATTGTTACCAGGAATCATCAATGAAAACATCAGACTTCATTAAAGAAAACATTGGCATAGCCGCAGAAGCTATGCACCGTGACCACGAAGTACAAATGGCACGAGAAGAGTGCTATCACATTGCCACCAACGCAATCGAATTGCACAAGATATTAAAAGATGTTAGTGAAAGTACTGGCATCGACGGTTGGGTCGCAGAAAAGATTACCCTGGCCAATGACTATATGAAAACTGTTAGAGAATACCTAGAGTATGAACTAATGACCGGCAGTCCCGGATCCGTTGCACACATTGGCGAAGATGTCAGTGTGGGCGGAATGGGAGCCGCAAGTGTCGCTACTGCACCAGCACCAAATTTATTTAAAAAAAGAAAAATCGTTAAAAGGAAAGCATCGTGAGCAACAACAATGATATGATTAAACTTCTACGTCTAGTAGAAGGACAACAGTTTGCTGGACAGGCTGTGGGACAAAAGCCCGGTGATCAAGTTCGCGGCACCGATAAAGCTGTGCCAAAAGGTAATCAGCATCCTTTTAAAGGTCGTCTAGTAGGCGAGGAAGCCGCACTGGAAGATAAGTTAAGCAAAAAATATCAAGACTTTAAAGACTTGGGAACTAAAGATACTGTTAAAGAAATTACCAAGCAAGCTGCCATTGCACAATACAAAGATGTTGACGGTTACAAGGACAAAGATGCCGGCGGCATCGATACCAAAGATGACACCAGCAATGACAAAGAAGAATTTACAAGAATTACTATTAGTCGCCCTAAGAAAAGTGTAACAGAAAGTCGCCGTCTGGTGGGCCGTAGAGAACTTGATGGCAGAGTTGTTAAGATTTACAAAGACACCGACTGGGGTGAATACGTTGTTGAATTATATAAGGACAGCGTACACCAAGAAGAAGCCAGTTATCACACAGATGACAAAATGGATGCGCTACACACAGCACATCATATGTTAACTGGTCAACATCAAAATGGAAACATTGCCGAAGAGGAAGAAAATCCAGTTGACACTATCTCCGTTGATGTTCCATTGATGCTACGCATTATGGAATTTGCACGTGAAGATGCTGCCGATGATATGGCATTACACGATGTCTGCGAACAACTGGTTAAACTCAGCGCAGAAAAAGGCACATTGTCAATGCAAGACTACAATGCTGTTATTAGCACTGCGCCGGCTAAAGAACAAGGTGTGGCGGAAGATTCACAGCGAGTCGATTCACTGGTTACTGATGCATTAAAAATAATGCGTGGCTCAGAATTAAATGATGCTGTAAGAGCATTAAAGACTGTGCTAGGCGATAGGGAATACAATGGCCGTCGTGGTCACTATAATTTCTATGTTCGACAACTAGTTAATATGTATAGTCAACAAGGTATGGGCGAAGGCGCTCCAGTGACAACTACTCCTGGGTCAATTGAACCGGGTGGTGCTGTGGACAACTTTAAACAACAGATGGCCAACAATACCGAAATTGATTATCAGAAAAAACAACAAGGTATGGGCGAAGGCAAAGCAGACTATAACTTTAGCATTGAAGATTTAAAGCGTCTTGAGCGAATTAGGGATCTACCGACGTTAAAAGCACAGGCATTTGAATTGATCAGCAAGCCTAGTATTAAGCCAATGAAACCTGAAAAGGTTGAATGGTTTAGAGGTGCATTAGAAAGAATGAATAGCCCAATGAAGGTTATTAAGTTGATGTATGACTTAATGTTAAGCGGTGAAGGTCAATCAGTCATTGGCACTAGATCGTCAATGAACCCTAATGTCTATCGTCAGAGATTTGGTGAAGAATCCATTATGGAACTGGGTGCAGAGGGAAGTGCTTTAGGTGCAGTGGCCCAACAAAAAAGTTTAGCCGCAGCCACTACCACTGCCAATAATACGCCTGCCAGTGGTAGTTCAACAACGTCAACCAGCACAAGCCCAACTACATCTTCAACACCAAAGCCAACTCCTCAACAACAGGCCATTGCCGGAGATGTGACTCCCGACGAAGAAGATGCACTGGCAAGAATTAAATCCAATGCTGGACTTAAATCTCAATACGATAAACTAATAGCACAGGCAAAATAATGAGAGTTGGCGATCTTTTTAACGAATCCGATGATCCTTGCTGGAAAGATTACAGTCGAGTGTCCCCAAAGACGCAAGACGTAATGGAGATGGACAAGAGTCAAACTCCACCAGGACGTGACGGTAATACTGATCCAGCGGCTGGTAAAAAAGAATACACTGCTAAATTAATTACCGCCAAAAAAGTATCCAAAGATGCCGAAAAGATTCTAAACAAAGGGTGGACTAAAAGTTTATCAAAAGATCAACTTGATGCAATAGCTGGACCACGCTATAAGAAAAAAGGTGCGGCGGAAGACAATTTAAAAGAATTTGCACCAGTTGGCGGGGATGACCGTGAGCCCAATGAAGAAGAAATTTTACGTCAACTTGCTTCGATGTGGTGGCTAGGCACAGAACAACAAATGGCCAAGGCTCAAAAAACATTGGCTGCAATGGGTTGGGAAATTGGACAAGATGAGTCGGGTGATGACGATGCAGGTGTGTTTTTAATACGTCCCGGTGACGAGCACGGCGACACATACATAGCATTTAATCACAGTGATTTAGAATTGAACGAAGCCGCAAATGCCGCACAACAAGCCGCTATAGCCATTGCTAAAAAGAAAGAGCCAGGTGTGGCGGAAGGCTGGGGTCAAGTGCAGTATTTTAAACACGCCAACGAAGGTTTGCGAGCTTGGAAAAAGCAAGTGGCCGAGGACCACGGTGGTGTTCGTTTGAGTAGAAACACTACAACAAATAGTATTGTTGCTCGTAATAACAAAAACAGAGTTGTTGGAATATTTGATCATAATATAAAACAAGGTACTATTCTCGAAGACAGCAATGGCATTCAAGTTGAGCTTAAAGACGGCCGATATTTAAATATGCGTATAGTGCAGTCCGACAATAAAATTAGAGATGTGTTGTCCTATCTAATACGTAATAAAGATTTTAAAACGTTAGTAAATTTAAAGACTATTGATAACCAAGACGTTCAAAGTTTGGTTAAAAATCTAATAGACAAAGCCAAACAATCACAGTTACCAGGTCAATCTAGCCCGGCGCAAGTTGCACCAAAGCCAGCAACACAAACACCAGCTAAAGCAACAACACCTGCACCAGCGGCATCACCAGCTAAAGCAACAGCGGCAGCACCTGCCGCGAAAAAAGCAGGATGGACTCTAGCCCAGCCCACAACGCAACATTATAATGGATGGGCAGACTGGGAAGCCCGCGGTAAGAAGTTTGCCAATAAAACAAAACAAACAGTAACAGCCAGCAAAACAAATCGACCCCCGGAACAAGATTACGGCGACGATTTTCAAGCTATGGTGATGCGTGTTAAAAAACTAGCCAGTATGGGACCATTGAAAACAGTATGGGATCCAGAAAAACGTGTCTACAAAAACGTTCCTGCAAATCCCCCAAAGGAAAATAACAAATGACATCAAAGCCCCAATTCACTACAGCTACAATGGCAGCATCTTGCGGAGGCCAAGGCTACATAGGTAGCAAAGGATATACTGGCAGTAAAGGATATACTGGCAGTCGGGGCTACGCAGGCAGCGTTGGTTTAACAGGCAGTGCAGGTGCGTTTGCTGCCGTTGGTTTTACTGGTAGTCGAGGAACGCCTGGAGTCAAAGGGGATACCGGAACATCAGGTGCGCCAGGTGCCACTGGACCACAAGGATCAGTTGGGCAACAGGGCGCCACTGGACCAATTGGGTATACTGGCAGCAGAGGTGTTGTAGGGGCTACCGGAATCCGCGGGTTTACAGGAAGTCTAGGATTCAATGGCAGTAGAGGATACACCGGGAGTATAGGTATAAACGGTATCAGAGGTTTTACTGGCAGTGCTGGTGCAGGCGGATGGGTTCGCATTAAATTAATTACTAATAGTTCCCTTCCACAGTTTGGTGGCAGTGGCTTACAAGACCAGGAACTTAATTTTACCCTTGACGAAGATTTTAGTTACTATCGCGGACTATACAATGATATTTTTGTCAAGGCCTCTGTTATTCGCCAAGACTTAACAAAATACACTTTTACACTATTATTGCCAATGGCGGCCGTTGTCACTGATGACATTTTTGTGTTTGGTACTACAGGGTTTCCTTGGAATTCGGAGAGTATTACTATTTCTTGGAACACCGACTCGAATGCTGTAAGAGTTACAATCAAGGATGTATACGGTGATGGCAACCCTCCAGTACGAGCAGATATAACAATTTATACAAGGTAGTAGATTATGTCATTTACAGGTAGTCGTGGATATACAGGCAGTTTTGGTGCAACTGGTCCCCAAGGATTTGTTGGTAGTATAGGGTTTACTGGTAGTCGCGGTTTCCAAGGATTCAATGGTAGCCTGGGTGCTAGCGGACCAATGGGCGCAACAGGGCCGCAGGGTTGGATTGGCAGTCGCGGCGCGACAGGCCCGCAAGGTTTTATGGGATTGCCAGGGCCAATGGGTTTTGCTGGCAGTCGAGGATACGTTGGTAGCCGTAGTACAATACCCGGGTTTACTGGATCACAAGGTCCTGTCGGTCCTGCCGGTGGTCCTACAGGACCACAAGGTCCATCGGGGGTTCCGGGTGCCACTGGGTTACCGGGACCATCGGGGCCAACCGGGTTACAAGGACCGCAAGGTGCTACTGGCGTACCGGGTCCAGTCGGCCCAGCTGGTACAAATGGTACAAATGGTACCAACGGACAAAATGGTACCAACGGACAAAATGGTACGTTTGTTTCCAGACAGAGTTTTAACTTTAATGGAACGTCAGACGTTACAGCCTATAAAGGATTCGCATTACTTTCAATCAGTACCTCGGCAGCAGGTTGGGTAAGATTATACCATTCCGCGGCAGCAAGAACAGCAGATGCTAGTAGACCTTATAGTTCCGACCCAAGCCCTAGCGCAGGCGTTATTGCTGAAATTATTACCAACGGTGCAGAAACTGTTACATTCAGCCCTGCCGCAATAGGATTTAATGCAGAGAATCCCGTGGCACCAAAAGTCTACGTAAAGGCCACAACGCTAGCAGGCGCTGATATTAACGGTACGTTTGTTGCTGTACAACTGGAGGCATAATGTCTGAACTTAAAGAATATTACGTTACCTTACACGACTTTAAGGAAGCAGAAGAATTCTACAATGATATGGAGACCGAAGGGGGTAGTTTATACATCCCTGGTCGCTGTGTTGAATGTGCCAACAGAAGACCTATTAGTAGAACTACTCACTATATGTTAACTGCTGAAGAAGCAGAGTTAATAAAAAATGATCCAAGAGTATTGGATGTCGAATTAAACTACGCAGATGCCGGAGTTAAAATAATGCCGTTGGCCGCCGCAGTTAGTCAAGATGGCAATAAAGCCGATATAACAGAAACTGTGGCAAGCGATATGCTCAACTGGGGGTTAGTTCGGCACACTCAAGGACGACCCAACATAGGGCCGGAATTTTATCCTGACGGCTGGTGTAACACACCAAATTTAGATGCATTTAATACCAAAGCAGACAGCTGGCCCACTCCCCCGTTCAGAGTTACATCGTGGCTACTCAGACCTTATGTCCGAGAAAACGGGTCTTGGCAAATACTACCCAAATTTTGGGATCTGGCAGCAGACGGCCAGGGATTACCCATTCCAAAGTCAGGTAAAAGCTGGGGCAGTTATGGTGGCTATTACAACACAACAGTTAATACCACTGTGCGTACCAATGCCACCGGTAAAAATGTTGATGTAGTTATCATTGACGGCGGAATAGTACAGCAGGGTCATCCCGAGTTTGCTAAAAATCCCGATGGTTCTGGCGGAACAAGATGTGTATCATACAACTGGTACCAGCACAACACAGAGCTTGGGCTAGGAGCAAATGGTACTTACCCATACTCCGGCTCTGGTAACAGTATGTTTGGCGGAATTGGTGTCTTTAAGCCAGTTATTTCCTTTAACTCACACGCCACCCATTGCACCGGAACCGTAGCAGGTATTACACAAGGTTGGGCCAAAGAAGCAAACATATATAATATAGATTTCAACCAGCCAAATGTATTTGACTTTATAAGAATGTTTCACAAGTACAAACCAATTAATCCTGCAACAGGAAGAAAAAATCCCACTGTGTGTAGTAATAGTTGGGGTACATTTGTAGGAGCAATGGATGCCGCTAGAGTATCTAGTTATACGTATCGTGGCACTGTTGGGAACAGCAAGGACACTGGTACGTTAAACAGTATCGGTATATTAGCCGACGAAGCTTACGGAAGTAAGACTGTAGGAATTTATTCTGCGGCAATGGACTCTGACGTACAAGATGCTATCAACGAAGGCATTATAGTTATATGTGCATCGGGCAATAGTTCTTACAGGATTGCCAGGGCAGATTCGCCAGATTGGGATAACACTGTTACTATCAGTGGAGCAAAGCCACGTAGCGACCTAGCCGCGGAGGGAACACACTATTATGCCAGGGGGTGCAGTCCTGGCTCATCTACGAATAATGACGCTCGTTTATGCATAGGAGCTCTTTATAATTTAATGTGGGACACAAAAGCTTCGTTCAGTAACTGTGGCCCTCAAGTTGAATTGTATGCGGCAGGACAGGCTGTTATGAGCTCGTATCTTAACGAAGCTGCAACCAATCCAGCAGTCAAAGACAGTAGAAATAATAGTTACTACTTGCAAAAATTGCAAGGAACAAGTATGGCAACTCCGCAGGTGTCTGGCATTATTGCCTGCTTAATGGAAACATATCCACATTGGTCTAACAAAGAAGTAAAAGAATATTTAATTGCCACTTCCGAAAAAGGTGCTATTAAAAATACACCAGACTATAACTCCTATTACAATTTAGACGTACAGCCTTTTCATACTTTCTCAATGCTAGATTCTCCAAATCAGGTGGTAATGCTTAAAAAGCAACGTCCCGACACTGGCGCAGTTTGGCCACACAATGAAACAGGTGTTAGAGATCCTAAAGACTCCGACAACGTTCGAAGAAGCGTTTACCCTAGACGTGCGCTAAGACGAAAATAAAATTCATTAATGGTTATAGTTTACATACACGGCGCCAGCGCCACCACAGAAAGTTTCACACACATAAGAGAACATCTTGGCGGCGATGATATTTTAATCAGTTACAACAGTGCCAATGGGTTTGATGAAAATCTGTCATTGATGATTGAACAACTACAGCACACCAAAGATATGTTTTTTGTTTCACATAGTCTTGGTGGAATTTATGCCCTGCATTTAGCTAATCATTTTTACAGTCAAACACTAGGCGGCGTTAGTTTGAGTACACCATATGGCGGTAGCAGAGAAGCGGACTTTGCCAGATATTTTTTACCTTTCAATAGATTAATGAAAGACATAGGCGTATTAAGCGATCCTATTGTCAAAGTCAAACAATTAAAAATACCAAATCTATGGACCAATGTGGTCACTACTGTAGGAGCAAGTCCCTGGATACACGAATCAAATGATGGTGTAGTTACTATTTGTAGTATGCGATTCCGGTCTGATATGGAACTTGTAGAACTTCCGTTAAACCACTACGAAGTTGTTCTTAGCAATCAAACAGTGGATATAATTAAAGAAAGAATACAACACATAAATGACTGAACTTTTTTACACTTTAATCGTAACGCATATAACTGTTATCTGCGTTACGATATTTTTACACAGAGGACAAGCACACAGAGGACTTGAGTTTCATCCCATCTTAAGTCACGCAATGCGTTTCTGGCTTTGGTTGACCACTGCTATGTCAACTAAAGAATGGGTAGCGGTACACCGCAAGCATCATAGATACAATGACCAAGAAGGTGATCCGCATAGTCCACACGTATTTGGTTTCTTGACAGTGTTGTTCAATGGAGTTACACTGTATCACCGAGCGGCCAAAGACCGCACTATGGTTAATACCTACGGTGCCGGTACACCAGACGACTGGATGGAAAAAAACATTTACACAGCATTTCCTCTTGCTGGTGTTATAGTTATGTTGATCATTGATTACTACCTATTTGGTATGTGGGGATTATTAATCTGGGGCATACAAATGATATGGATACCATTCTGGGCCGCAGGTGTAATCAATGGCGTTGGACATTGGATAGGATATCGTAATGGCGAAACTAAAGATCACAGTAGAAACATTAGTCCTTGGGGTATTATTATTGGTGGGGAATGCCTGCATAATAACCATCATATGGATCCTGCTAACCCTAAATTGAGCCGTCGTTGGTTTGAGTTTGACATTGGCTGGATGTGGATACAAATTTTTAAATACTGTAAACTGTTAACTGTAAAGAACACACCTTAGGACCGGTACTTGTTACCGTAAGTGTGAGGCGGCTGCTGCCTTAGACGGCCCGATTCGCTACCGGGAATCTAGAAGTGAGCATTAATATTATTATGCTAGATTTAACGTTAACCGACAATTGCTTCGATTCAAATGGTTATTGGTCTAATCCAATAGCTAAGTTACTATTCGAGCCCACGCCCGAGGACGTTGAATTGTTTGACCAAAACGGATACGATCTAACAAAACTAGAACAGCATTTTGCCTATGGCAATTACACAAGGCCCAAAAAACAAAGAGAACATAGGTTTGCCATTAAACTTGATTGGATGACACAGCCAACTAAATCAGAAGGAGCAGTACTGAATCACTGTTCATTATTTGAACGCAAAGGATATCAAGGCCCAGCACTTGAGGAATTGCGTCACTGGGCTAAAAAACTTCCATTGGTACACAAAGTGATTTCTATACGTCCAAAGTGGGGATTAGATTTCAGTATGGACTATGTTGACCACGTTGGTAATGCGTTTGAAGTGTTGCATTGGGAATGGGATAGCTTTAATTACGATGAAGTGCAGGCTCAAAAAGTAAAGCAAGAACCTATACTTCTAAACACCGATTGGGACGATGCTGGCCGCCAATTGCTGGCCGCCAATTGCTGGCCCACAAAAGTCAGTGGCACCACTTAGATTTCTTTTCCCAGAGTGCGTGGAAGTGTAAATATTTTGGCGTTGTAAACGAACGATTTAAAATGGTCATCTGGGAATAAAGCTATTGCTTTCTTGAGATTGCTAGTGTATAATCAATTTATTAGGAGAACTTCAATGGATGTTAAAACTTTCAATGGCGAGCAAAAGCTCAAACTTACACAAATTATCAATGAAGGAATGCGTACCCTTCACGAAATTGATGACCTTAACGCTGGCCTAAACGACACTGTCAAAGCCATTGCAGAAGAATTAGAAATTAAACCGGCCGTTCTTAAAAAGGCCTTAAAGATTGCTCACAAAGCAAGCCTGGGCGAAACCAACGCCGACCACGAACAGCTCAACGTTATCCTTGAAACAGTGGGCAAGACTCTGTAATGGAGTGGACTGTTAACAGCGTGGTCCTAATCCTAGGACTGTTTGTCATCAAACATTTCATTGCTGATTATCCTTTACAACACGCCAGGCATTACACTGTCAAGGGTACATACGGTAAATGGGGTGGCATCGAACACGCATTAATCCACGGGGCATTCACTGCTGTAATTTTAGCAGTGTTTGTACCATTGGACCTGGTGCTTAAAATGACAGCCGTTGATGTGATTGTTCATTATCACATCGACTGGGCCAAGATGAATGTTAATAAACATTTCAATTGGGGCGCAACAACTCACAATGAATTTTGGATTTCGTTGGGAGTTGATCAACTGTTGCACTACCTGACATACTTAGGAATTGTTTATTATATATGTACAACATAATTTATGGAATATTTGGCTGGATCAAAAGTGATTACAAGAGCAATAGAATACGTTTTTGTTTTGAGGTCCTTGCTTGGGCTATATCTATTGGCTGTTCTATCACTATGGCCGTCACCGTGCCTACTCCTCCTCTTCTTGCCTTGTACCCCATTTGGATTACAGGTTGTGCTATATACGCTTGGTGCGCTTATAGTCGGCGTTCCTTTGGTATGCT